TTGCGCTGGGTCTCAAACCTCACCCGTAGTTCCAGCACATCTTGGAAGGCCGGACTCCATCCCCAATCGCCCTTCTTTGGCGGGTCCTTGGCCCATCCGGTCGCAGCCGTCATGCATCCAGCCAACTGACACTCAAGCTGTTCTATCCTCTCTTGGTCGCTCATCGTTCCTCCTCGCACTAGCCATGCTTCCTCCGCCAACTCTCGGTTTGCTCAGGTGCCGCGCCGCTCAGCCAGTGCTAGCTTTACGCCAGCTTCCATCTGCTCCCACGTCTCGCGCGGTAATCGGTACTTCATGGGTAGCGCCAGCGAGCACAAGTCGATGAAGTACTTAGCCTCGCTCGGCTCCAACTTGCCGCCAAAACGGATGATGGCAAAACCTCGGATAGCCGTCTGTAAAGCCTTATCTTTCTGGCTGACCGCTTCAATAAATTTAACGCTCATTTCCCCTCCACCGTGCCTGGGAGCTTCTGAAGGGCCTCGCGCACCAGCACAGCACAGGCCAACAAGTGCTGCCCGCAAACAGGGTCACACTTTGGATTCTTAGGGTCCTGCAACTCCGTGCCCCACTTTTCTATTCTGCTCACGGCCTCCGTCAGCTTCGTCACGTCGGGCGCAGCTTTCGGCGGCCAATCATCTGGTGAAATAGGCTGGCGTCCTCCGTGACCCCATACTCCGCTTGTAGCCGTTGATCCTGACGTGGCTGGTAGAAACGTCTGTGGCTCTCGGCTCATGTCGGGCGCAGCGGCGGCTAACGGTGCTATTGCGGCCTTGACATCAGTTAACAGGACGAATTCTCCAAGAGGATTCTCTTCCATTTGGAATTCCCGGCCACTATTTGCCCATCGCCGCAAGCCTCGCAATGCATTGCCGAGCAACTTGACGTCGGGCGCAGCGAGGGGTTGGGAGAGCGCCTCGCTAGGCCGCTCGCTGCACCCGCAGCCTACCCAATCTTCACGTTCTTTCTGCTTATCGCTCATCACCCAGCTCCTTCGGTCGGACGCTCAGGCCCAACTGCCTCGTGCTATGGCTTTCTCGACTGCTTCCTTTGCCGTTGTAGCCTCAACTGTCGCTTCCAAGGGGTCCTGCTGCTTCTTGGTGAACCAATGCACCATCCAGTTCGGCCCGCCTACGTTGATCGCTCCATAAATTTCGCCGTCGATCGTGAATGTGTCGCTCATCGGCTCACCACCTTGGTCAGCCTCGCCAACTCCGCTTCCAGAAAAGCTACGCGCGTTCGCAGGTACTCTCGCTCTTCTTCCAAGGTCTTGATTCTGGCCTCGGCAAAGCCAGTCAAGTTTGCGATTTTAATAGCCACTTTAGCTGCTTCAAGCGTTGCGCTCATCGGCTCGTGCCCTCCTTGGTCAATCGCCAATTACTTCGTACCACCACCCATCGCGTGCGGGCAGCGTGCATTCCGCTAGAACAAGCAGTGACTCGACTTCCCGCTCGGAGACTTCCCTTATGATTCTGAATTTTGCTTTGACCATGCCCCCAACGACTATTTTCCCTTTCGAGTGCTCCACATTCCGCGTGGCGACATCGCCGGGCCGGTAGTAATCGTTGAACACGGCGATGGACGAGCCGAAAGCGTCGTTAATGCATGTCACCTTGCCGCTGTTGCGCCCGAAGTAAGCCTTGTACTGCTTCACGCTCCCTCCTTCGTTGGCGCTCCCGGTTGAGCCAGCCGCTCGCTAATTTGCTCCGACCGTGAAATAACTTCGCTCCATACCTTCTTTTGCTCCGTGGTCATTTGTTCATAACTGTGGAGCGTGTCAGCGTGAATCCAGAGATGTACGAGCAGCCCTTCTAACGCTGCCTCCCGCGTCCCCGGCGCTCCTTGGGCGGGAGGGGCAGCCGGTGGTCCACCATACCAATCCCAATCGTGGAATGCCTTACCCTTCCAGATTATTGCTACTACCTTACCGTCAGGACTGAATGCGACTGGTTGTGCAACTTCCGGCGTGCGCCCCGGCTCCCCGACAGGGGTAGTGGCCTGACAATAAAGGCGGTACCCATTCAATTTAACTTGGGCGTCTTTCTGGGCCGCATCTAAGTCCGTCCACGCAGAATATGCTTCGGCATCCTTGCTGGGGCTGTGCTCAAATAATGTTTTGCCATCTTTTGTGCGCGCCAAGGATTTAATGGCAAAATGGAGCCTCTCTAATGAGCGAGCTAGGTTTAGACACATCCGGCCCTCGTGCGGCGACGCGACAGACGGAGTAGCGAGCGCCACGCGGAAGCGCGTAAGAATCAGCCGCAAATCGTTGCGCGCCTCGCACATTCGGCAATTGCTGCAGCAATGGTCGCCGCAACGCTCTCCTATCTTGTCTGCTAGTGCTTCCAGCGCCGCCCGCATCTCACTCGTCGTCATGCCCCGGCTCCTTTGCGCCGCTTCGTGGCTTTCCGTTTAGGTTTGTGCCGCAGCTTCAAAACTCCGTTACAGTGCAGCCCGCCATTGAGCTTTGAAATCCATACGCCTTCGCAACCGCAGTACCGCAACGGATGGCCGCAATTTTTATTCGCGCATCGACTTTCGTTCACTTCTCCGCTCCTTTGAGGAATGCTGCCTTAGCGGCGTTCCAGGCCGCCGATAATTTCCTCTGCTCAATGCAAAGTTCGCAACCAGCGCCATGGCACATCGTATGGTCCCAATGGCTGTGCCCATAGCCGCGCTTCATCGCATCCCCGGCTTCCACCAACTCCGGAAGATGGGCCTCACGGAGCACGATGGCGATAACCGGCGTGGCTGCAAATACCGGCACGTCCAGCATGTTCTGCGACATCAGCTCGTTGGCTATCGCTTCGCTGAGATTCAGTACCGCGTCCCTCATCCGGCACCTCGCTAAAAACTATGCAAAGACCTATAGCTAACGCCCGGCCAGTTCGTTACAGCGTGAATCATTTCGGCGTCCCTTCCGGCAGCTTGATGCGTGCTCGGCGCAGCGGATACTTTTTGTCCAACTCCGCGTAAAAGGATTGCACAACATCCGGCCTGTTCTGCCGCAGCCAAAGGACGCACATCTGCCTGAAGTCGTTCTGCCTAAGTATTCCTTTTGATTGTTTCTTCATGGCTACTTTCTACTATCAATGGAGATTGTTGTCAAGCCCTATTTCTTTGTCCAGCGCGTTACCCTGCCATGTGCCGCTACGTGGCAACGGCGGCAGATGAACAGCGTCGATTCCGGTGAGTCATCCCCGCCTTGCGCCCGCGTTGGCGAATGGTGCAGCTCGCCGGTTTCTTCCGTGATGTTCCGCCCGCAGCGATGCCCGTTGAAGCCATGCACCGGAGCCTCGCAGAACCCCCTGCTGCGCAGGAACACCGCGTGCCTCAGCGCCGCCATGTCCAAGCCGAAGAGAAACGTCTGTATCTCCCCGTCCTTCGAGCGCTTCTTGTAGGAGTTCTTGTCCAGAAACCCAGCCGCCAGCGTTGCAGCGTCATCTTTAAACATTGGCCTACGTCGCTTCATGCGATAAACTCCGCAAGAAAGGCTTTTGCCCGCCCGTCCTTGACCTGCTCATTGGTAAACTGCAAGACCCGGTAGCCGTCCATTACAGCCCAATTCAGCTTGTTGTATTCGTCTTCCTGTGGAGAGTCCACCTTGCCTGCTTTCGTGCGCCTGCGGGCTTCCTGTGCGCTCCAGTAGCCTCTCCTGTGACCACCTGAGAACTGTCCACCGCTTATTTCGATAGCCAGCCTTAGTTCTGGTACGTACACATCCAAGCGCCACTGCCTGCCATCGGCGAACTGAAACTCGGTCAGGATTTCCTCCTCGACGCCCAGTTCCGGCAGGATGTGGTCCACAAGCAACAACTGTGCCTCGCTTAGCTTCACTTGGCCCTCAATTCGCCCTCAAACAAGACGCCACGCTTGAACGTATCCACGAAATAGTGCACCGGCAGGTTGCCGTAGGCCGGGAATGCCGATGTGACTAGGCCTGAGCCTCTCGTTATAGCCCCGTTGCGCAAGGCCACTCGCCGAAACTTCACCTTGTCGCCAGTCTTGAACTTCGGCTTTGCTTTCTTCCCTGGATAGGAAGCCTTCAGGTATTTATCCACCTCGTCTCGCCGCATCGCTTGAACTCCTTTCCGCCAGCCAAATTAGCCACACGACCAACTTCCCTCACCTGGTGTGGACTTTGACTTTGCTGTGGCTGTTGCCTCTAAGGTTCTAAGCAAACTACAGAGTCGGCCAGCGGCAGCGACGGTTTTAAGTCCAGTCAGGCAAGCAAACTGTTTTCTAATGGCTCCGCGCGCCAGAGTTGTCCACTCACACGTCGGTCGTGGGCGTGTGTCACCGGGTAGGCCGTGGCTTTTCTTCCTGCGGAGTGAGGAATACATCGCGTCTTCTGCTGTTTCAAGGATGCTCTGTCGCACTGGATTCGAACCAATGTCTCCGATGACCCGAGGCTGCAGCTCTCGGCGAGTCGGTGTCCTATCCGGCCTAGACGAACGACCAAATCCCTTGCAAAGAATTTGTTGAGCACCCGTGAGGCAGCAGAAAACCGATTGACCGCAACTGTCATGCCGGGTCACCTGCGAGGCGCACCCTAGCAATTCTACCGTCTTCGGCAAGATGGCACGGCCTACAGAGCCAGAGAACTTCCAAGGGCTTTGAGTAGTCGGGGTGATGTCCCTGTGGCTTACATTCTCGACCGCATCTTTCGCAGTGCGAGGGACGCACCAACTTCCCGCTATAAAGTGCCCAATGGAATTTGTTCCATGCGGCCATCTTCTCTGGATTTTTTTGCTTGCGACGGTGATATTTGCGTAGGTGGTACCCACTGTTTGAACGAGACTTCCGGGCAACCGCGTTGTAACCTTCTGCGTTGTCCTGACGCCATCGTTCTTGTGGTGTGCGAGTGTCAGACATGCTTTTGTGTTACACCCTTCATTGCACTGCGCAACGAGTGAAGGCCGTAGACGCCGGAAACGATATGGGATTGCATTTTGAACCGTAGCGCTTCTAACGGAAACAGCTGGTGCGGCCCGAAACGGGCTACGGTTCAAAGGTAGGTACGCCTCGAACCGCACCGGAGAGCATGTTCCCGCTGCGGAAAATTTATCCTGCATCTCTTTTCCTGTCAAGCCAAAGTTTTGAACGTTTCAGAGAGCAGGCGCGGCACTCGCGCGTCCCATTTTTTCTTAGGTAGAGATTCTTGCCAGACAGCCGATGGCCTCTGGAGCACTTCTCACTTTTGAGAGCGCCCATTAGACCAGCTTTCCGTCTGTCAGTTCAGCGAGAAACTCGCGTTGCAACGCGCCCATTTTGTCTTCTTGCTCGACAACCTTGCCAATCATGGCGACTAGCCAAATGCGGTCGCCTTTCCACTTGTCAAGTCTGTAAGTGGCATGTAACGTTCCGGCACTACAGAGATTCAATGGGCCGGGAACGGTCTGGACAAGACCAACATGGGCAGCGGTACCAGTTCCGCCATTCGCCGGTTTCCCGTCTTTGTCGGATTTCCAGTAGGCCAGCTTTGCGCCTTCGCGGAGCAGCTTTTTGGCTCTAGCTTTGCGTTCTTTCGGCAGCATGGCTAGGAAACAAACAGTAGCTTCCTTTAAGCCGTCGCCGTCGCCGTAGCCGTAGCCGGAGCCGTAGCCGTAGCCGGAGCCGGAGCCGTAGCCGTCGCCGTAGCCGTAGCCGTCGCCGTAGCCGTAGCCGTCGCCGTAGCCGTAGCCGGAGCCGGAGCCGTAGCCGGAGCCGTAGCCGTAGCCGTAGCCGGAGCCGGAGCCGTAGCCGTAGCCGTAGCCGGAGCCGTAGCCGTAGCCGTAGCCGGAGCCGGAGCCGTCGCCGTATGTCAGAGTGCCCAAGGGGACTTCTCCCACTTCTCAGTAGCTTCTGCGGTGACTTCGGAAACAGAAGTTACATCCGTAAGGGTGAGCTTTGGAACCTTCGGGCCAATCTTGCATGAACTGGATGGGCCGTTCGCGGCAAGGCCAAGAAAGCCTTTCACGTCGGCAGACCAATACACACAATTGCGAGCATTGCTGATGGTGATGGACTTGTCCTTTACGCCTACAGATGCGTAGCCGAAGAACACGCCTCGATGAACTGTTGTAACGAGCACTGCTTGTTCCTTCATTGTGAGGGAACCTCCTGAGCAAACCTTACGATAAATACGTTTTCGTGTCAAGCGAATAATTCGTTTAGTAGATTCTACAGCATCTCCCCGACTTGACATCTCGCTCGCCCGGCTGTGAAACTGGCCCCGCTATGCAGCCTAAGATTGTTTTGGTCGTTTGTTGCGGCCAGGTACACGTGTATTTCTGGATTGACAACGCCTTGGTGCGCGCTGAGGACCTCCCTTGCGAGTAGGCTTGAGAGTAGACAGGATTGCGACCAGCCGCATGATGTTTTCGTAATGTTCCTGCTCTTTACCACGAATCTCCGCCAAATCCAAGCCTAGCCCGTCCGCTATGCCCTTAAAACCTCCGTCGAGCCGCATCTGCAAACCATGCAAGAAGCCATTCATGTTGACTACCACTTCCGCTAAACTGTCCAGCCGCGCCGCCAGCCGCCCTTGAGATTCGAGCACGGTATCCAGCTTCTCGCGCAAGAGCTTCAACGAGAGCATTTCCTGCTCAGGGGCCTTAGCCTTGGCTGGCATTGGACCGGGGCATGAATGTTGCATAAAATCCACCGGGAATACACCGCCGCAAAACTGACAGGTATAAGCGCCAGCCATTAGAGCACCCCGCAATACGCCAGAATCTTAATCAGTATCCAGACCGCGAGCACGGCACAGCACATGACCTGAAAGGCTTCACGAGCATTGGCTTGGCTTTGTGACTCCATCAGTCCTCCTTGGCGAGGCGCTGGATGCTGTCGTCGGACAGACCTTGCAGCACCTTGAGCATAAGCGAATAGGCGATTTGCGGATTACCTGTAAGCTCTTTGTAGCGTGCGAATTGGGCCGTGAACTCGGAATAAGTAGCAGGCGTGTCGAGTTGCACCACTAGCCGGGTCCTGCCTTCGACGTTCTTCACTCTCTTTTTGGCCTCGATGCGCGGGAAGATCAGCTTGCAACGTTCGTCGGGCCGGACCTTGCCTTCTTTCTTGAGCCACAGCATACGCGCAAGCTCTTCCTCGAAACTAGGCATTGGCTTCCAGTTTCTTGACGGTCAGGCCCATCTCGCCCACCAGCTTCTCAAGAAGCGCCTGCATTTCTCCTGATGGGACCAAAGCTGTCTCGTCCTTGGTCTTCTTGGCTTTGTGGGCTGAGAACACGAGCCGGAGCGAGTCTTCCATGTCCTGGTGCTGGCCGAGGTACTCGCGGATATTTAAGAACTCCGAGAAATGGCCGTTGTGAGCAGGCGGGTCCAGATAGAACAGCGCATTAACTTGCGTTCCTTGCCCATTTGCAGGCGATTTCCCGGCCTTTTCTTTCATCTTGGCCAGTTTGGCCTCACCCACGGCTTTTGCAGCCTCAGAACTGCCTACCCCGCTGGCAGCATTGCCGTCGTCATCCTCTGGGGCAGTTCCGGTGATAGCCTGCCAGGCGATTCTGCGACCGTAAGTTACGGCGCTAGCCATAGTCTGAGGGTCGAATCGCCCCTGATTCCCCATTCCCGGCAGAGTCAGGTCGGATTCAACGAACTGGCCGGACTCGTGGAATACAGTCGTGGTGATGATAGTTTCGTGGCTCTCTATGTTTCCTTGCGGGTGCTGCATGAGGAGCAGGCCGTGTTTGAGCATTGCCGCGTCGGTAGCCTCAATTACGGTGGCAAGGTCGGCATATTTACTGTAGCCCTGTCCGCGTTTATAAGCCTGATTCTCGACAGCCCTAATCACCGCGCCAAACTCTTTACGGGCGGCAATCATGGCCTTGAGCAATTCTTTGACATCTTCACTGCGGCGCACGCGCAATTTCACTTCTGGCTGGTCTGTCATTTGGCCTCCGGTTTAATCGAATGGGGGACACTCATGGCTTTGCTCCTTTACGAGTTCGTATCCGGTGGCTCCAGGCTTCATGCGAGAGATGTTGATGCGCGTCTCGCGGTCGGTAATAGTCAGGCCATCAGCAGAACAGCGCTTTACAAAGGCAAACAGCCCGGCCTGCGAGATACGTACAACTCTTATAAAGCGCGGCATTAATTTACCAGTTGGCTGGTAGCGCTTATCGCAATCGCGCCACACTTGTCCTACCTTGACGGTCATTTGGCCTCTCGGCTTAATTTCCAAAGATGGTCGCTGATACGCTCCCTGAGCAATTCCAGTTCTTCCGTGGTAGCTGGCTCTTCGCGCCACATGCGCTTGAACGTCAGCGAGATAATATCGGCAATCTGTTCTCCGACTTCAGAGGGCTTAGGCAGGGCCATAATTCTGTCTCCTTCTGGTCAAGAGGGATTCGGGCAGAATGCCGAGCGCAAGCATGGCCCGTTCGCATTCTCTTTTAGCTCGTTCGCGGTCGATGCGCTCCAGCATTTCTGTCAGGAAGTCCGCCAAGGTGCTGTCACCGGCATCTATGGCTTGGTCGAGTTCTGCTTGCAAGTCGCGGCTCATTGCGCGATCTCCTTGCGCTCATAAATAGCTATGCGATATTTACGGTTGGGATTTGTCACGCGCCATTGGTCTATGCGGTCCGTAGCTCCTTCAAGCGTGCGGAAGGGCACGTCGCAAGGATTCCACTCTGAAAGTTCTGATTCGATGACATATACTTGCTTTGCCATATTCTTGTCGCTCATGGCTTACCTTTCTTTGGCTCCAGTTCTTGCTCGGCGAATGCAATCAATTCGCGCACGTGCTCGACGCGCTCCACGGAATTACTCAACTCCTCGATAGTGGCTTTGGCATCATCATCGATGTCGTCCCAAGAGTATTCAAGGGCGGCTTTAGCCTTGCGCCACACGTCAAGCAAAGCCTGTCTTTCTACTAACTTAGAGTCCATCTCGCTCTCCTGTACGCAACTCGTAGTCTAAAATGCGGGCCTGCTCGATGCGCTCGGCATGGGCTTTTTCGTAGCCTTCCATGCCCGTGACCCACGAGCCATCGCCCCACTCTTTATCGCAGGCATTGCAGCGCACCACAGCGACGCGATACAGCCCGTTGTTATTGCCGCGCATATCGTAAATCTTCTCTGGAAAGTGGTTCATTGGCTCTCCTTTTCCGCTGCGGCGATGGCCGCGCGCAGGGCCTCACGGGCTGTACGCGCTTCAGTTAAACTCGAACTTGGCTGCGCAGCACCGCGCATGTGAGGTTCAGCGCCCTTGGCTGCGTCGAGCAACAGCTTATTCACTTGGCGGAGGCGGTCGCGCTCCATCTGGCATTGGGCCAATAACAGCCTGTCTTCAGCTTTGGTGCTCATGGTTCGTTTCTCCCCTCTAGGTATCAAACCTTCTTTGGTGCTGACCGCATGGCTAACGCAAGTTCACGGTCTGCGTGTCGCCGACAATACGGAACACCATTCACTCGTTCGACCGCGTAGCACTTGCATTGCTCGCCGCTCGCCGTTATTCCTTCGCAGCGTGTTTGTTTTGCGATAGCCATGATGTTTTCAGCACCTCTTGTTTGCCCGGCTCCCCTCTATCGAAATCCTGCCACAAGGCCGAAAGCTTGTCAAGTGTTATTTTGCACTTGATTTCACACTTTACGTATGCTATAGGTGTGCCATGGCCTCAAGGCAGGCGGAATGGCAGAGAAGGCAGCTAGAGCGAGGGCGCTGCGTGAAGTGTGGCGGCAGGCTGAGCGCAAGGTCTAAGAGGTTATGTTATAAACACTTAGAAGCAGACAAGCTATATCCATCGCGCAAGAAAGTGGCCGCATGAGCAGCACACCCAGAAGCCTACGGAGCGAGCCGTATTTCCCTCAAGGCGTGGCAGGCGTGTTGACGACAAAGTGTGAGTGTGGCTGGGAGGTTGTAAGCATCATGCCGGAAGAGGCAGATGTGCTATTCGGACTGCTTTTTCATCACATGCAAGCCGCGCATGGCCTAAAGTTGCCTATTTTTACTTGCGAGCAGCTATGAACCAGGCAAAAAAGCCTCTTGACGCCCCAGCAGCAAAAGGAGCATGATTAAGCGCGATGTCTCGCAACATTCCATATGACGCTCCAAAGAGCCTGTGGGACGCGCTCTCACGACCGAGCGACACCTCTCCAGATACCCTCCAGACCGATTCCAAGCCCACTTTCCCTCCAGACCGAGCCGTCAAGCCACGCAAGATTCGCAATGCCCCTGGTATCAAGACCAGCATCATCCAGCAAAGACTATCAGGCAAGTCTAAGCGTAGTATCGCTAACGAGTTGAAGATCGGCAGAAATACAGTCACAAAAGTCCTTCAGGACAGCAATGTGGAACAAGCTCTAAATGCGGGCTTACTTTCTTGCGCGCCGCTGATTCCTAAAGCAGTGCAAGCTCTTGAAAAGACGCTAGATAGAGGCGACGGTGCGTTAGGGTTAAAGTTCCTGAATGACATTGGAGTTTTAGGCGACCGCAAAGGAAATGCCGCGCCAGAATCACTTCATTTAACACAAGCTGTGTCCATCATGTTCAAGGCAAAAGACTTGCCGGAACAGCCTGTCATCGAAGTAAAGGCCTCAGAGCCGGCCCCGCCAGCAGGCAAATAAGGTCATTGTGCCCCGGTATTGTGCAGTGATAAAGTAAGTCCTTTGCCATCAACACATTTCAGTTAACATAATAAGATAATATAAGACACGCGTCAAGTCTGACACAGCATCCAAGCAGCCAAAAACCCCCACCGGCATGATTTAGATTTAGAGTTTTCCCCAGAACTTTTGCGAAATCACTTGACACACGTGTGCCCAATAGCGTAGAACATATGTGCTATGAGAAAGCTATTTGCGGAGCGCCAACGCCTTGTGGTGTACTTGGAGCAAGCAGACGTGATTCGGATGACATCTCGGGCGCGCGAAGAGGGATTGACGTTAGTGGAGTGGGCGAGGGAGACGCTGCGTGGTGAACTCAAAATCAGTCGAGGTGAAGACCTGCCGCGGGCTAAAGCGGTACGTGTGGCACGACGGGGCACTAGCGGATCCGTGGATGATGCCGCAACTGCTCAATCCGACGCACAGGCTCTCGCCGGAGACGTTGAGGGAGGCAGTGCGGGTAGTGAGAAGGATAATCAGCAGAAAAAGATACGCGGGAGCATAAGCTGCCCGCATGGATATGAGGTAGGCTGGCGGTGCACGCTTTGCGGTGGGAAGGTCACGCGGGAGATGTGCGCATGAGGTTTTTGGGCCAGGTCGTCCTGATTTTTCTGCTTTGCGCGAGCGGGGCGTGGATACTAGCGGCTCTTTTGGCTTTTGCCTGGAACGTGCAGCCGGTGGATTTCAATTCACGGTTCATTACGTTTCTGTCGTGGATTGTTCCGCGTCCGAGGTATGCTAAGCGCTAATGGGCGTACGCAAGGGCGAACTCGACTTCAAAACCTTCATCGAGAATCTGCCGCGCGCGCCCAAACAGCATAAATTTCTCGCCGCTGAAAACCGCATGGCCGCGATTGTCGGTGGCCGTGGCTCTGGAAAGTCCGTCGTTCTCTGCATCTCTGCCCAAACCTTTGCCGCCAACGACCCAAACGGCATGTCCCTGATAGGCCGTCTCAACATGCCAGCGCTTGAAACCTCCACCATGCAGATTTTCCTGGAACTGGTAGAGGAAGGCTGGGGCGATTGGCAGGATTCCAAGAAGATTTTCCAGTGGAAGAACGGCCACCAGACGATTTTCAAGCATTTGGACATCACCGACCCCAAAGTGGTGGGCCATATCAAGTCCATGAATCTGTCAGCAGCCTTTATTGATGAGGCGGTCGAGATTTCGGAGGAAATCTACTTCGTCATCCTCGGCGGAGTGCGCAGAAAGACCGCTCCCAGAAGAATTATCAGGCTAGCGTCGAATCCGGCAGGCCATGATTGGGTCTGGAGGCACTTTTTCGACCCGAACCGCAAAAAAGCGCTACAGGACAACCTCGGAATCACTATGTCGTCGATGGACAACGTGTTCTTGCCAGAGGAAACCATCGAAAACATGCTCAATACCTACCCTCCCGACTGGGCGGACCGGTTTATTTATGGCTCTTTCGCAGATTTCAGTGACTTAATCTTCAAAGAATTTAGCGAGGTGACGCATGTCTGGGACGAAACCAAGGAATACGACATCTTCGGAGGAACGCAAAACCCTCCTAACGATTGGCCGGTCATTGTCGGGATGGACATTGGAGGTGGTGAAGAAGGGGACCCTTGGGCCATACCAATCATCGCTGTGGCGCCAGATGGTCGCCTGTATCAGTACGACGAAGTTTACGGTTCCGGTCTCCGAATCAAACCAATCTCCGAGGAAATGCACGCTAAAATTGGAAGTCACCCTATCGAGGGAATAGCCTATGACTACGCGCAAAGAGCCGCCGCGATGGAACTCGAAGAACACGGCATCTACGGCCAGCCCGCACTCAAGGAAGTCACTCCCGGCCTCTTCAAAACCGAGCAATATATGCACGTTGACCCTCGACTTGTCCACCCATTTAATCCCACGGTTAATGGCAGCCCTCGATACTTTATCTCTTCGCGGTGCCGACACACTCTCCGTGAGCTACCCGCTTACAAATGGGCAAAAGATAGGTCTGGCAACCCGAAGTTCGAGCCTGCCCATGAAAATTCCCACTGCCCATCCGCCATCCGGTACGCGATACATACTTTTAGACCGGAGCCAGAAAAGATTGCTCCCGCCAAAGCCTGGCAGAACCCCGCGCTCAATGAAATGAGTCGCCTCTACTGGTTCGAGCTGGCGAAGAAAGCGCAGTCACGCTATCCCGACAAAGGCCAGAAAATCATGACCGCGCAGGAGTGGGCGAACGTGCATGAAGTGGAAAACGCCGAACAACCCGTCATCCGCAACTTCCAGCGTTCAAGATTTACTAGATTTATCAAGCCTGCTGTGTTACGTTCGCGGCAGTAGGAGGGAAGAAAATGCTCCGTGACCTAAAAATCAGGGTTGCTCTTTGGCTTCTATCTGGACTAACACTGAGAGAGCGTGATGAGCTTCTCTCTGCGCCGCGCCAAGAACCGGTCTGCATCAATGTTAGCGGTCTACCTATCTGGTTTGTCGACGCCCAAAGGATAGATGTTTCTGAGTTCCCTAAAGGCATTGGAGAAATCGTGGAAGTAAAAACTGGCGGGAGAACGGTAGGCGAGTGCTTTGCGGTAATTGGAATCCCCGACCATTTAGGAGAAGCAAATGCTCAACTTAGCTGAAATCGGCTCCCGCGTGGACCGTGGCCAAGCCACACCCGCCGACATCCAGTCCATGCTCGCCGAACTCAAAAAGCTCTACGCCGACCCGAAACCAGCTTCTGAACTGGCTGCCGAGGCGGCCCAAGCCGCTTCTGACGCTGCCGCCGCATCTCTCACTCTCGCGCAAAAAGCGACTGTCGCCGCACAGGCCGAAGCCGCTGCTGCCGCTGAAAGAGCTGCTCACGCAAAGAAAGCTTCGGACGCCGCGCTTGCCGCAGCAAATGCCAGAACTGCCGAGCTGCAAGCCGCCGCAAACAAGCAAAAGGCCGATGAGCTTCTCGCACAAAAGACCGCCGTCGCTACTTCTCTCAAAACGCAACTGGACGCCTGATGCTGACCGGCCAAGCGAAGTGGAAAGAAGTCATGCAAGGCCCCATCTCGCGCAATGAAGCGCAGATGATGGAAGACCGCATCTGCACGCATGTTCTTTCAACCGCCACGGCCATCGAAGCGCTCGATACGCTCCTGACCAAAAAAGGTATTCTCGCGGACAACGAACTCCTCAATGCGGTCGCCGAACTGCTCAAAACAAAATCTGAGCAGGTCAGTGCCGCAGCCGAATCCTCGAACATCGTAGGTGTCTAGTGGCAGTCAATATTCCAGCGGTTGCGGTAACCACCACCAAGCTGGCGGATGGCAACGTGCGCTTCGATTTCTACTCTTCGCTCGACGGCGTGAACGCCTATGCCGACTTGCGCTTCAGCGTGGTCATGTCGAGCGCAAACGTGACCAGCATCAATACCACCGTCAACGGCGGCTCGACCGGAGCAACGCTCACACAGGTCTACGCGCAGGACGCGAATCGCGGCGACTACGTGCCGGGCATGGCATTCGCAGCTTAGGAGAACTCATGGGTGCAGGCGAACTGATGAAGCCCGTTACGGACGTGGCCAAGAAAGCCGCGACTGCGGGGAAGATTAAGAAAATTTCTTTGAAGATAAAAATGAAGGAGAAATAGCCGGTGACGAGAGACGAGCGGCTCGCATATGGCAAGTCGTACTATCGGAAAAATCGCACGGAAATGTTGGAGCGCGCCAAGTCTCGCTATGACCACGAGGAAAATCACGCCTATCAAATAAATCTGCGCTACGGCGTGACTAAGGAAGAATACGCCTCACTGCTAAAGGCGCAGGGCGAAGAATGTGCCATCTGTGAGAACAGGACCTCCAACAGGCGTACTAAGAAATTAAGCATAGACCACGACCATGAAACCAAGGAAACCAGAGGGCTGCTCTGCGCCAAGTGCAATTTGATTATCGGCCTTTGTGGGGAAAACGCGGATATTCTAATCAATGCCGCTAATTACCTCGCCATCTGGAAAGAAGAGGGACGAATTATCAAAGAAGTGGCGGCATGATTGAAGGCTTCTACAAATACCGCGCCAAGCCAACGCTGGTGGAGAAAATCAACACCATCCGCATCGGCCAGTCCCGTCCCGATTTGTGCGGCACACCCATCCTCGATGAAGGCTCCGTGCTATTTTCTTCTGCTGCCTCAGCGAATGACGAGCCAAGGTCCTGTTACAACTGCCCCTTTTTCAATTACGAGAAGTCTTGCAAGCTTCTCGACAAGGATTTGGAGATTCATAAGTTCACTTGGCCGAAAGAGCGTCGTGACGGAGCGAAACCGGTTGAATTTTGGCCGGTCTGCGGCTACTGGATTCACGGCCAGCCAAACTACGGCCCGGAAGAACATTACGCGAATCTCGACCCGGAAGAAGCGGGACTAGGCTGGGTCAACGCGCCCGAGCCGGGGCTTTCTCTGTCGGGAACAAGCTGCGGCGGAGCGAATGGCGGCGACGATTGCGACCTGTGGATGATTGAAGGAGAAAAGGGCGACAAGCGCGCCGCTAAATCCGGGTTCTGCCGGGTCATGCAGAAAACGACCGGGAATCTTGATTGTTGCGCGGCATGGGAAGACGACGATTGGCTGACCTGGCAGATGGTTGAGGAGCGCTTCCGTGAGTCCAAGCCCTGAACTAGTGAAGCAGGTGGCCGAGGAATACCGGCAGATTCTGAATGCGCCACCGATTGCCTACGGCCCCTCGATTCCCACGTGTCACTTTTGCGGGAGTATCGTGAAAGAGCACGAGCGAGTATTAGTCGAAGTCGCCGGGCCGGACAAGACGGAGCGCTGGGCCGGGAGGTGCTGCCGTGGCTGATATGCCCTTTGAATCGAGGTTCAAGTATGGTCAGTTTGACGACGGTGTTGATGAGTTCGCTGATATGCTTTCTGGCCGGAAGCCTGCCGCTCGCGGCACTGCTCGCTCTCCAGTTGAAAATGCAGGCGGAGAGGGAGAGGGAGTGGACGAGAATTTTCTGCGTGAAGTCCTTAGAGATTCCGAGTCAAAGTATGGACGCTAATCCCGAACCGGTAGAAATGAAGGTCAAAAAGCCCGATACGCGCAAACGGCTTTCCTTTCCTCTGCCGGTTTCCGATTACGCCCGAGACGTATATCGCGCTGTGAAGAAAAGCTCTTAATTGGCAGACGTTCCTCGTGGTGGACTGGCGGCGGGTTCTGGTTCGGACAGCATCGGAACCGGCGTCCCCAGCAACGGAGCCACGACAAAGAAGGCTGGTGGCCCGCTACAATCGCTTATCTCGGGCATCGGCGGAAACATCAAGGACTTGTTCGGCAACCGCGACAAGCCCATCCACTCGGATACCGAAAAGCCGAAACCCCGCGACATCCAACCGCAGTACAAGTTTGACGAAAAGATAGACAAAAGGCTTCTGGGCCTGGCCGATTATTACTACCGCGAAGGCTCGTTCGAGAAAATCCAATTTGCCCGTAAGTGGATGCGCAACGCCTTGATTTATCAGGGCTATCACGAACTCGAATGGAGCGAAATCAACGTTGCTTGGGATATCATCCTGCAAGACTCCGGGGATTATGCTTTCCCGAATAATTATTACCGCTCGCTTATCCGGCAGGGAATCCGTGCCTATGTCCAGAATGAACCGCTCATGGAGCCGGTGCCGTCGAACGACGATGCCGAAGCGCAAGCCGCAGCCAAGGCCGCGCGAACCGCGCTCGAAATCATCAAAAAAGTCGTCAAGTACGACCAAATCCGGGTAGAAGAGGCGCTCAATCTTCGCCTGTTTGGCAATTCTTTTCGCTTCAATTACTTCTCGAAAGACCCGAGGCACGGTTATGTCACAACGCCTGTGTATCAGGATGCGGACGTTCTGCTCTCCCCCGGCTCAAGCATGTGCGACCAGTGCGGACCTCTGGAAGGAAATTTCAGCCAGTGTCCCGGCTGTCAAGCCCCTATATCTAAAACTAACCCACCAGTCGTCTCCCGGCTCCCTTTCGTTGCAGGGAGTGTGCGTTATCCTAAAGGAGAAATCGTCACCGAAGTCGTCAACCCGCTCGAAATCTATCTGAGGAGTTCCGCCTATGACCTCTTCCACGCGCCATTCCTGGTCAGAAACCGCGTGGTTGACCGGCTCGCGCTGCAATCGGCTTACCGCGACATCGCGCTTGCGCCGCGCGGAGATGAAGGCGGAGGCGAAGCCTACTCCACGGGCGGTGACCTGGGACTCATTTATCTTCAATCTCTGGCTGACCTGCCGGGAGACCCGGCCCAATATGCGGCTTGGTATGAGCGAGCTACGGCTGCTGCCAAAGCGCTACTTATTGAAGTTTGGCTGAGGCCCAGCATCTACTTTTTCGACAAGGAACTGCTCAGAAGGTTTCCCGATGGCCTTTACATTGGGAAAACCGGAGATGTTTTGCTTGAAGCGAGGAATGAAGCGATTGACGACCACTGGACGCAATACGTTTTCAACAAGGTTCCCGGAAGAATATGGGGAGATGGCGACGACGACCTGATTCCTCCGCAGTTGAAACTGGACGAAGTGGACCGGCTTTTCCAAAGGAATCAGGGTTACAACTCGGCACCGCTTCTCGTCATCGATAGCCAGCGCATCGACAAAAACGACATCATCAACGACCCATCCACCATCATCGAATGCAAATCCGGTGGAAAGCCTATTCGGGATTCCTTCGCGGAAATCGACTCAAAACCGCTTTCTCCTGAGTCAATAAACTGGCGCAACATGCAGCTTCAGGACATGCAGTTCCACGCCCAGGTCAGTCCAGCCGCGATGGGCCAGCACGAAACAGGAACCAATACCTTTGGAGGACAGGAGTCTGCCGCCGCCAAGAGCGACAACGCCCTTCTCCCGAATCTGATGCTCTGGAAAGTGGCGGATGAGACGTGGGCCATGCAGGCGCTCAAAATTGTGGCTTCCAACTGGCTCGACCCGCGCGTAAAAGCAGTCAACGGCATTAATGGCCGGTGGGAGTTCCAGAAACTGCGCGGCGCGGCGCTCGACATGGACAAATTCACCATTGAAACACGTATTTTACCTATCGACCCAGCGGAGCAGGAATCCTTCTCGCAAGCTGTAGCAGCGGGTGTTTTGAATCCACAAGACCCGCGCGTGGTGAGAAAGGCTCTAGACCTGTGGCACCTCGATTCCGAGCTTGACACCAGTTACGAAGACACCAAGAAACAATGGAAAGAAATCGAGCAGATGAAGCAGTCCGTCGCGCAATCGAACCCACAGGACTGGGCGAAGGCGCTAATGATGCGGCAAATGGGCCAGATGGTCAGCCAGAAAACCGGACAGCCTCCTCCCAATGTTCCTTTGCCCGGCCAGATTCAGCCGGTGCTTATCCGTGACAACGACATGGCGCATATTCAGGTTTGCAGGACGTGGATGAACTCAGACGAGGCCGACGACAGCCCGCAACTGATGCAGCTTGTTCTGGAACACGCCCAGTTGCACATGATGAACGCCGCGAAAAGTCAGATGATGATGGCCGCGATTCAATCTGCCGGTTCGGACGCTCCCGGCGCACAACCACAAGCGGGCGGAGCGACGCAACCGGCGGGAACGGATAAAAAGCAGGAACATGGCGGACAGGTTCCTAAGAATCCAGTGAAGCGCCAGCAAAGAGCGGAAAAAGGTCAGGCCGCGAAGCCCAATAAACCCCAGCCAAGTTCCGGGAACCAGCACCACGTCAAGCGGTTGACATAATGGAATACAGGAAAAACTTGACAACGGGTATAGAATGCTTTTGATGGAGGTTGCATGTCCGAGGAAGCAACGCTCAGAGATGTAACGGCACCGCCGAATCCTGTGGAGTCTGCTGCGCCACCGGAACTAGCGGCACCTGCCAAGGACGCTCCTGTCGTGGTCTCCGACCCGGCGGAAGCGGATGCTCTTGAGATTGGAAGGATTCTTCTCAATAGCGGCTACAACAAATCGCAAATCAACACGCTGCTCGAAGCGCCCAACGCCTTGCAGTCGATTCGCAATTTGATTGAAACCGACCCGAAGCAGTTCACCAAACAACTTGCCTTGTCCAACCCCGCTGCCGCGAACAAACTTCGTGACGCGATTGCGGAGGAATATGTCGAACTCTTTGCGGACAAAGGCAAGGGAAAAGAAGCAGACGGAAAGTCCCAAGACTCCGAATTGATGCAGCAGGTACGTTCGCTCACCGAGCGGATTACCGGATTCGAGACGCAGGAACAAAGACGCCAGCAGGCCAGCGCCTTAGCCGCAACCGAGGCGCGCTATAAGGCCCGCATGGATGATTTCTTTGGGCAGGACGGCATCAAGAAGCTGGGCATGACCAGGATGGACGAAAAAGGTATCCGGGCTTTGGTCAACAGCGAACTTGCCGCCGACCCGACCGCAGTCCAGCGCATCTCAAACGGTAATTTCGTGGATGTGGCCCCCGTATTCAAGCGCGTCATCGAAGATTGGGCAACCGACAAGAAATCCGCCGCCGAGGCGGAAAAGAGACAGCGCGATAACGTGCAGTCTGGCGCATCGTACACCTTCCCTGGAGGCCCTCAGAATATCGAGGTGCCTGCGGCCATCAGCGAAAGCTGGGACGCTACCGAGGAAGGCTTCGCCAAGGCCCTGCAAAACGCGCGCTAGCCAAGTAGGGTAACCATATAGCAGTATTCAACCTGTCAGCGGCAGCCCCGCTGATGAAGATTTTCTTCAACCCGCGCATTTCAAAGCAATTCAACTCCGCCGCTGTGCTCTGGAACCGTTACGCCGACGGCAAGGGCATCCCCATCTCGAATCGCGGCATGGAAATCCCGACGCACCTGAACCCCAACGCGAACTTCGATTGGTTCTCGGATGGCGGCACTCTCCCAACGGGAGGTTCCGAAGGTCTGGCGTCGGCGCTGGTTTCGTTTTTCTCCTTTGTTGAAGCGGTGCAGTTGACCGGCGCGGCGCTCGATGCGGCTGGCAACGATGCGGTGACTTATGCCCGTGCGCTGGCGTTCAACATCAAGATGGCGACCATCAACGCCATCAAGTACCTGAACATCTACGCTTTCCTCGACGGCACCGGTTCTCTTGCCACGCTGGGCACGGCGGTGCTTACCTCAACCACCGTCAACTCGACGCTCGTGGCTTCCGGGTCTATCGAAGGCACGCACTGGCTGCGGCCAGGCATGACCGTGGCTATCCATAACGGCAACTCTGCCACGGTGCGCGGAACAGGGACCATTGTTTCTCTGGCGGGCGCGATTGAAGACGCCACACAGACCAACTTCGTCATCGGCCCGACGAACGTAGCTTTCACGACCGCGAACGGAGACATTGTTACGGTCACGGCCACGGTAGGGGCTTCCGATTCCTACAACAACGTCATTTCCGGCCTCAAGTACATCATGGACAACGGGACGATTACCCCGGTGTTCCAGAACATCAACCGCTCGACGAACCCGCAATACAACGCCGGGTACATTTCGCTTGCCGGGTCTCCGGCGCTTGCCCGCGACCACCTGCGCCGCCTCTTGGCGACGGTCCAGATTCTACAGGGCCGCGTGTCGCCATCACTTGAACTCATCAGCCATCCGTCACAGCTTCACGCCTACATGGATATGGGCTGGACGCTCAAGCGCTTCAACGACGCCAACAAGAAGCTCGACCTGGGCTACACCGCTGTCGAGTGGGAAGGCTTCCCGTGGATTATCGACACGGATTGCCCGAAAGACCATATCTTCGGTGCGGACCGCGACGTGCTGTTCAAAGTCGTGGCTCGGGAACTAAGCTTTGACGACCGGACCGGTTCGATTCTCCGCCAGGTGCCGTCCTCGACTGCAGGCCAGTACACGGATGCGTTTGTGGCGTACCTAATTTTCCGCGGAAATTTGGGAACTTACGTTCCCAACGCTCATGTCAGAGAATTTGGGTTTTCTGTTCCAACGGGTTACTAATTGAAGTAGAATCGCCCAATGAAAACCTGCACACAATGCGGCAACAAGGTTCCTGCAACGACGGAGTTTTTCCATAAGGATTCTTCAAAATCCTGTGGCTTGGCTCCGTCTTGCAAAACTTGCAAAGTCGCAAAAACCATCGCGTGGGCGCGGCGTAATCCAGAGCGTGCGCGCGAAACGAATCGGCGTAATCGTGCTAAGCACGGACATACCTACGAACTCAGAAAACTCTACGGCATAGATTCTGAAATTTATCATGCCATGCTCAATACGCAAGGTGGCGTGTGTGCTATCTGCTCTGCTCCGCCCACCAAGAAGCGTCTCGCCGTGGATCACGACCACAAAACTGGAAAGAATCGCGGCCTCCTTTGCGCGATGTGCAACCACGCGCTAGAGCGCATGGAGTCCATTCCCGATTGGCACGAAAAAGCAATCGCCTATCTCGTGAAGTACGAAATCGCAAAACGCGAAAAGGAGTTCAAATGAAGCTGAATCCTGACATTTACGGTGGCGACCCGGTAGGCACCGCCGAATCCATTTCTGGCCGCATTCTTGGCATCCCTGACCCGACGCTCGACATTAACGGCGAGCGCGACCCGCGCGCGGTAAGCGAGGGAAACATGGGCACTAAGGGTGGCGGGAAGAGCGACCAAGGCGAAAAATCCTCTGGCTCCGATTTGGGCGGTGGCGGCGCTGCCGACCAGAGCATGGATGGTGGCACCTAATGGCGCTGACCGTCACAAGACTTGCCGTCTATCGTGGCCAAGGACAGATGGACGAGTTTGTTTTTAAGCTCGTCACCGGAGCCGCCGACTACACGACTGGCGGCTATTCCATCACGCCAGCATTGCTCGGCATCAACGCTTTTGAGACGGACGGGCAGGGCACAGGGCTTCCGCCGGTAGCCGATTACTACAGCATTGACGGCGATGGTGTAGGTTCGGCCTTTGCTGGCATCAACCCCGCCAATGGCAACTTGCAGATGTACGTGACCACCACGGGCGCGGAAGTCGCCAACAACGGCACTCCCGGCTGGACCGGTTTCATTCGCGTCTACGGACACTGACAATGGCGCGCAATCAGAATATCTACGGCGCTGACGACACGTCGATGGCGGAAAGCATCGCCTCGGACGCGCTCGGCAGCACTAAGGGAACCGAAGACATCTGGGGCACGGCGATGGACGCACGCGCGGAGTCCTACGACGGCACCAAAGACCCGCAGCCGGGCGATACGGAAATCATCACTAAGCTGAAGGCTGGGTCTGGAGACGACGGCAACATGGACTCCGACTTTAGCCGTAACTCTCCACGGCATAGGAAAGTGGCCATCAAGGGCGACGAATCAACCTTCACGCCGCCAGACAGGTTCTCAGGAAAATAAATGGCTTCCGCCATAAAAAATCAGCCATCGGCTGCGAATGCCACAGTCGTAACAAGCCTCGTCACCAAACTGACGCGCGGGTTTCCAGCCAAGCTCGGGTCCGTAACGGCTTCTGGCGATGTGGTAGCCTTCGCTTTGCCGGAGCCTTCGCGGGACCATCAAGGTTTCCTGATTATTCAGGCGGTTGGTGGAACGACTCCAACGTTTGCTCTTGAAGTCAGTATCGATGGGGCGGCAACCTGGGCCGTCGTTCCGGTGGCGGCTGGGCCGGGAGCGGGAAGCATCACGCTTACCTTGACAGGACAACCTGGGGGAGATACGGCGGCTGCCTTCATGGCACAGTACAACGTATCTGGTTTTGGCGCTGGAGCGCAATTCCGTTTTGGCAGAACGGATGCCAATGGCGGCGCATCGGCAGTCTGGGCGCTCGTCGGATGATTACCGGCTCAGAAGAGGGCTGGAAGGCGGCTTCCGACCCCAAAGACTCTCGGCACGCCGAGAAGCAGAAAGATATAAAGAAACTTGTGGGTCGTTACGTCGAGAAGCAGAACGAGCACAAAGCGGCTATTGAGAAGAACATGGAAGAGGATTACTTCGACGCTGCTCTGACGGTAGCAAAGAAAATGCAGGGCGACACGCAGATTGGTTTTTCGCATATCCCACAGGAAAAATGGGATGCGATGTGGAGAGACTGATGGCTTATTTCATCTATTCGAGCGAGACGCTGCCCAATCCGAAACTGATGGGAAAGCCCGGCTACACTCCCGACGCGGAGAGAATCGCTCACGCGGGATTCAGCATCGGCCAGCTCGACGCCGGGAAATGGACGGCGCTTCCGAACTATATCAAGACCTTGCATCACCGGGACTGGCTCGATAAACGCGGCACAGAAGGCCGCGTGTACATGGACGACGTAGCCAAGGCCATCAAGTCGAAGTTTGAAGGCCGGGGCGTGATGATTCTCGACCATGAGCCAACCGATGAGGAAAAGAAAGAAGTCGAGCGGCGCTCGCAGGAATTGAACCTGGCTTGGCGGATGCAGTGCGTCGAGTGGTACGAGAACCAGGTGCGCGAGAAAGAAGTCACCGGCAAGGGCCGTACTTCTCCGACGCCTTACGAAGACGAATGCTACACCATTTTGAAACTGACCAAGCCTTATTCCGTCGAGGCCATGCGCGCGCAGCGGCATCCCGGAGAGGCGGTTGGCGAGCAGATGGTAGCGGCGCTTGAACGGCTGCTTGAACGCAAAGAGAAGGAAAAGACGGCAGAGAAGCCAGCGAAGGTCATCTGAGGGTATGAATGCCTGTTGCTTCGACGGTTCCCGCGCTGGTCAGCCCGCCGACAAACATCTTCGGGCTTGTGCAGTACGTCGCCCAGCGAGTTCCGGGCTACGACTTCTCTGAATACCTCCGAGAACTGAACTCGGCCTATATCCACGTTTGGGAAGAAGTCTCGAAGCTCAAAAACAACTACTTCACAAATCTTAAGACCCTGACCGTAACGACTTCGGGCTACAGCTTCGATTTGCTCTACAATACCTCGGCTCCGGGCGTTCTCTCCGCTCCTTTGTCCAATCGGCTCTACCAGGTTAGCCGTATTCGCGTACAGCCGCCTTCTGGCGGGCTTTTTCAGGCTACCCGGTCCATGAGCCTCACCGACCCGGATTTCATCTCCCTCAGCGCCAATGCGTCATCTTCGCCAACGCAGACCGGTCCCTACTACTGGGCACTGACCGGGCGCGGCACGATTCAATGGGGCTTGCCACTCGCGGCAGGCTCTACACTGGAGTTTTATTACACCTTTTGGCCGCTTGCGCTGTCATATCTTTTTTCAGGAATCGTCTCCTCGACGGGCACGGCGGTTACGGGAAACACCACAAATTTCACGCAGCTCTTGCAGCCCGACTTTCAAGGTGCGCAACCGGCCACCAACCAGCAGGAAGAATTGCAGGCGGAATTGGTTGTGGCTGGGGAGACGAACGGGCCAAACCAAATCTACCGCGTAGCCAGCATTGCTAGCGACACGGCCCTGACAACCCAGACAGCTATTTCTCCGGCGCTGGCGAACGGCTCAGCTTATGTCCTGGCGGCACTACCTGAGATTCCGCGCGAGCATATCAGGGTCATCGCAGCCATCGCTCTCGCCAAAATGTACTCCGTGGCAGGCGACGATTCACGGGTGAATGAGTGGACGGCCATATCTCAGAGCAATATTCAAATGATGAAGGACAGTTTACTAGAAAGGCAATCTAACAATCCTCCATCTAAACAGCGCTTTCCGTATGGAATCGGCAGGCGTAACAGGGCGTTCCTTCGCTAATGCCGCAGAAATCTCCAATTAGAGCGCAACAATCCGCACCGGCGGAGATTCTTTCTTCGCTCAACCTGGGCGTGAACGATTACACCGACCCCACCCTACAAACACCCCGGCAATGGGCGGTTGGTCAAAATGCCTACTCAGGGGCGTTCGGTTACGTGCAGCGCGCACGCTTTGCGAACATCGTTAAATATACGAACGGCGCGTCTTATAGCATCCAATCTATTAGTACCGTCGCTTCCGCGCTAGCTTCCTATACGAGTATCTCCATTACCACCGCTGCGGCAAATACGGCCACCGTTGGTCAATTCATACAAATTTCAGGTGTCCCTATCCCAGGATACAACGGCTTGTTTGTGGTAAATGGGACATTCCCGCTGGCAAATATTATCACCTGTCTCGCTCCGGGTTCTTTTTCCTTGGCCCCATCAGCGAGCGGGATAGTAACCGTCCCGGCAGCCACCGGACTACCTTTCACGACGCTGAAATATTTTGCCATACCCGGATTGAGCAATTATTTATTGGGAGACCTTGGTGGATTTTTGCTGTCGTACGACAGCGGAAACTCTTACGCTCAAACCTTTCGCATAAATCCCTACGTGGACCCGCTGGGAGCTGGAGTGGCGTCGCTAAATGGCCCATGGTCACGCGAGGTGTTACAGAACATTATTTATGAAATGAACGGGCAGGTAAAGCAGGCTGGCAGGTTGGCGAATGGTTCCGGGGTTACTATGCCGTTCGTCGGCGCGACATCGACTACCTTCATTGAAGGTTTCGGCTTGGATGCTCCTGACGTTTCCCCACAAGTAGTTATCACGTCTGGAACAACGCAAAATATAACATCCATCACGCGGCTAAATGGAACAGTCACTGTCACGCTCTCGGCGGCATTGACCGTACCTGGAGGTAACGGCATTGGCATGGTGAACGTTGTAGGGGAGACGAACGACCCTACTTTCAACGGAACCTTCTTGGTATTGACCGGCTCCGGCACTGTGACTTTAACATGGGCGCAGCAGGGGCAGAACACAACTCCAACTGCGGCAGGGGCGGTCAATACCAGCATCACAAAATCGGTGGGACGCGGCTACGCGTACGCATGGGAAAACGCGAACAAATCGCACGTAGGAGCGCCATCCCCGGCGACTCAATTTATCCTATACACCGCCCAGAATGGGCAGATACAGCTCATCGAACAAGGCACTATTGGGATGATGAATAATTCCAATGTTGTGACCGGCACAGGAACTTCGTTTACATCGGCGTGGGTTGGCAGAAGTATCTATATGGCCGGAGCCAGCGGTTTCAGCAGTGTCATGTTTGCCAGGATTATCGCCGTGCAGTCCACGACTCAACTCACTCTGGACCTGAAGGCAAATGGCACGTTCTCCGGGTCCGTATTCCAGATTTTCGACCCCCAGGCTACGCATCTACGCCTTTATGCCACGGCGGATGGCGGAGCTACCTATTTCCGCGTTCAGCGTAATGTGTGGAATCCCAACAACTCCTTAACAACTTCCGGGCTGGTTTTTTTCGACAATGCAAATGCTGAGCCGCCGAATTTCCCATATACCACAGAAACCAGCCAACTCTACAACGTTCCACCTCCGGTTGGAGCGTTTATCAAGGAATACCAAGGTAGGCTTCTGATTTATGGTGGCACCATTCCGGGCCAGACGTTTTTTTATACAAACATCGAATCCACCACGATTGGCTTGACGCAGGAATCTTGTGCACCACTAAACCAAGTCACGCTACCAATTCAGAACGCCAATATCTCAGGCATGGCGGATTTGCCGGGCGACCTCATCATTTGGAGCGACAAGCAGGATATGTTCCGCCTGACGGGCCTCCTTTCCGATAACACTCCTTTGGGACTTGGGACAGTGAACACGGCGGCGGGTAACGGGACGGCCATTACCGCATTACCTTACAACCTGGGCTGCGCTAATCCATTTGCCGTGGCGATTACCCCTCTTGGTGCTATTTGGGTAACCTCCAACCGGGAACTGTGGCTTTTTACCGATAAATACGCTCCGCGAAATATCGGCAGGCCGATTCAGAATATTTTAAGCAACATCCCAACGAACCAACTAACCAATATTCGCACGACGTATTACCACTCGCTTAACCGGAACTGGGTGTCTATCGCGCTCTCGAACGGCGCGAGCAATAACGTGCTTGTGAATCTCGACCTCGACCTCCTGGCCTCGAATGGTGCGCCCTCCTTTTTCACTTTCGATATGGCTACGAACCATCCGGCGTTCTGGGTCTACAACATCAACTGCTCCGCGCTTGAAGTGGTCTATGAGACTGGCGGTCAGGTGCGGCTGGTGGTGGGTTCGACGGATTTGATTCAAGACCCGGATTACCAGACCGGTCTTTTCGGAACGGAAACAGGCGTCACCGGCTACACCATTTTCCAGCCGTGGGGCAACGATTCCGCTTTTGTCATCAAGCGGCCAACGTGGATACGTTTCACTACCAATCAAGACCCGTCGCAACTGGCTTTGCAGGGCTGGAGCTTCGCGGCACTGGGGATAGACGACGACTATTACACCTTCAATTCTCCGCTCACGCTCACGCTTCAGCCGGGCGTCAACGACTCCTCCTCTCTATGTGGTAATCCCAATTTATCCGGCGGCGAACCTTTCCGGCACAGCCCGGAACTCTTCCGAATTGGTGGAGTAAACTTCGTCATGGGACGCCGCATTCAGTTTATTGTTAACTTTCCAACGGGAATAGGTGTAAATTACGCATTAAGAACGATTCAGTTAGGGTTCGGAGCCAGTCCGCCAAGGTAAATTATGGGAACAGAGCCGTTCGGAGAACTATTTCCAAGAAAGACAGACACGCCACCATTATGGGATGGTGGTTTAAGTGATTGGATTTGGGCCGCTGGAATTTATGAAGGAGAAGGGTCCGTTTCAAAAAACCATAAATCTCTCCAAGTGGTTATCGTGCAAAAGGACCCATTTATTCTTCATCGACTGAAACAATTCTGCGGCGGAAGCATCGCCAAGAGGTGTAATAAAGGGTTTGAATGCTTTGCTTTGTACTTGTATGGCAAGGCTGCCATGCGCTTCTTAAGGAGAACTAAAAAATACCTCTCCCCAAGAAGACGAGACCAGATTATAAGAGTATGGGCGCTAGAAGACCTTTGATGGGGACAGCATATAATCCTCTACAGGTAATGATGGGGAACCCTGGCAAGACGGGTGTGCCCTACACCGGCGTTACTCCTCCCGTAAAGTCCAAGGGTGCTCCTATTCTGCAAAACACGCCAGCCCCTGTGAAGTCTCCATCTCCACCATCTCCAGCGCCACAAGCGGCCCCTTCTGGGCCGCCTTCCGGCAGTGTCGTGGGGCCAGAAGCGGTGCGAGCGACAGGAACAGGGCCGTTTGATTCCGCTTACCGGCAAGACCTCGCCACTTATGCCGGAGGACTTTTTGCCAAGCCGGGAGGAAATCTTAGCTTTAATCCGACTAGTAATTCGCCTTTTGGCGGAGCGGCGACCGGCGGAGGCAATGCTCCGGTTCTCGGGATGCCCAATACACTTCTACAAAACGCGCTTGGCGGGAATCCGTTCAGCTACACACCACCAACACCGGCAGCCAACACGCTGACCGATCCGAATTTCTCGATGCAGCAGTGGATGAACCAATTTCTGACGCAGGGTGGGCTTAATACTAAGGCGGTCTATCAATGAGTTCGATGCCCAATCCGCTCCAGGGCACCTCAAGCCAGAACCCATTAGGCTGGCCAGGAGCAACGGGAACGAATCAACCGACCGGAGCGCCTTCCGTACCCGGTATGCCGACCGTTGCTGGCGCACCTGCTCCCGCTCCAGGCGGAGCCACTACCCCATCTCCCGCCACTTCCAATCCTTTTGGCGGTATCACGACACCGGCAAAAAGCCCTGTAGGCGGCGGCGCATTGGGCGCTAATTTAGCGCAGACTAACTACCAGACAGGAGCTTTGCGCAATCAGTTGCTGCCCATTTTCGCTCAGCTTTTTGGCGGAGCTACCGGCCCGGCACAGAATTTCTTCTCGCAACTCCTGAATCTCGGCTCGCCGTATTATCAGCAGCAGCAAGAAGCCAGCTTCAACACCGGAGTCAATGAAGCGCAGGACACGCAAGCCACCGCCAAGCAGCAGATTAACGCTTCCGGCTACGGAGCGGCCCCAAGCGGATTAGAAGCGGCGGAAGCGGGCGGAGCGGCAGTCGGGGAGACTCAGAATCTATCTCAGCTTTACCTGCAAAACCTGTTTCAGAATGAGAATATGCAGGCGCTGGGAGCACAGGGACTGGCTTCACTGGCACAACTCTTTAATCCTGCTCAGTTGATGAGCCAGACAAGTTCGAGCATCCAGCAGCCTGAAAACACCGCTGCGCAGATTATGAGTTCGATTGGGCAGATGGCGGGTGGAATCTTCGGGTCGAGCGGTATTCCGACAGGAAGTTAACAAAATGGCTGATGATACTGGCGTAGGACAACTACCAACACAGCTTTCCCCGCAGGTGCTTGCTAACCTGTCTGGCGGAGGTTCTCCGCTTGGGCCGACCAGTCCTATCGACCCGCAGCAAGTCGCTGCGCAGATGATGCAACGTGGCGGGCAGTTGACGGAACAGCAACTAGGTATTGCCAATCCAGCAGCGCAAAAAGCGACGGACTTGGCTTCCGCGCCTTATAAAACCAACGACCCGGTATATGGCACGTGGAGCGGTAGAGCGCCTGGTTCAGCGCCTCCGCAACAGCAACCGGGATTCCTTCACACTATCGGCAGGGCGTTAATTGCTCTTGGTGAAGCCACGGCTCCGGGAAGAACGATTCTCAATCAGCGTTACGCCTCTCAGACAACGGCCAGAGGCTCTGAGGCGAACGCCAGAGCAGAAGAGATTCAGGCGCTCCAGAAACAGTCCCAGTTGGCCGAGGAGCCAATCGCTTCAACGGCCCGCATGGGACCGGCCTATATGGGAGCTGCCGCGCGACAGGAATCAGCCGACGCTTCCGCATCTCGCGCTGAAACAGCGGCAGGAAACCTAAAAGAGCGGATTTCTAATGACGTTGTTTCGCAGAACGTTAAATGGAAAACGCTTGACGTGAAGCAGCAGGCACTCGAATTAAAGAATACACTCTCTCGATTGGGGATGCAGGTTACGATGCGCGGCCAGGATATTAACTTCGGAACCCGCGAAGACGCCATTGCCGCTGTTTCTGCGGTTCAAGGTACAAAGATTTGGAATGAACTAGACGATTCTCTTAAATCCAAGCTGATGCAATATACGGGAATCTCGGACTTCGCCGTTCCTTCTGCACAATCTCCTGGGACAGTTATCCCTAAAGAAGGCGCTAGTCCTACGGATGTGGGTCGCTCCAAGCTCCCTCCTAAACCGGGCGAGAAGCCTGCCAAGCCGAAGGGTGGCGCGAACGAAATTCACTACGACAAGAACGGCAACCGGGTACAAGGGCCTGCCTGATGCCGGACATTACCGCCAACGCGCCTGACGGGACAAAGCACATCTTCCCTGACGGAACCGACCCGGCTGTAATTGACCGTGTAATGAAGCAGTACATTACTGGCAGCGCTCAACCGTCTACCCCTCAGCAACCGGGAACTGGCCGACCGGATGAGCCGGGAGCCTACCAAACCCGCAGGGGCGGTCCAATCCTCAATGCTAATAACTCCCCATTGCGAGAAGGTGCGCTTGCGGCGGAGCGTTCGCTCGGAATCAGCAATCCAACCTCGGCGGTAGATGCCTTGAAACAGGCTGGTGGTTCCGCTTGGGACTTTCTAAAGAAAAGCGCTGGCGAGCCTTTTGAGGGCATGACCGCGATGGATGCGCTCGACCCTGTGAATGTTGGTGTCAGGACGGCGGCGGTTGTTCCGAACGTAGTGGCTCGTGGTGTAGAAGGCATTGCTGGAGGAATTGAATCCGGCGGCAAGGACCTCTACCAGGGCCTGCAACGTGGCGATACACGTTCGGCGGCGGCGGGCATGGGCACGCTTCTCGCCACGCGCGCCATGACGCCGATGGACGAAGGTCTAAAGGCCAATGTCACAGAGGCCGGGAAAGCGATTCAAAGGCACTTAGCCATTGACCAAGGCAAGGTCCGGGTCGTGAACGACATGGTTCGCCAGCCACTTGCGAGGCTTGATGCGGCAGTGACGAACGAAATTGGAAAGAGCGTCCAGCAAGCCGTTCAGGCCGATGAAATGGACATGCAGACGAAGGGCACAAAGACCGGCATGGTGGATGTGTCCAAAGCGTCAGCGGCAGCCAGGGATAAGATAGGCCAGACAGCCAAAGAAGTCTCAAATCTTGGCGACACGCTGATTACGCGCGGGGAATCACAGCCGATGATGAACCTGCGAGACGCCAAGTCCTACACAACGGATGTGGGTCGAGCGGCTGCCGCAGCGAGGCGGGCTGGGAACCTCCGCGAAGCGACGGCGCTCGATTCACTCTATGACGGGCTTCATAGCGCGACAAAGGACCGGGCTACCGACCTCGGCCAAGGCAAAATCTGGCAGCACTACATTGACGAAACGCGAAACTACAAAAACATGCAGGGAGGGCTGCTCGGGGAACTGACGGATGAGCCTATCCACGCGAAAGCACTGAACAAACTGACAGACCCTGCCCGAGCGACGGAAGCGGCGGAAATCAGCAAGGCCCTCGACAAGTACGGCATCGACCCGGCGCAGTTCGATAAGGCCAAATCGCTTGGCGTTGACCTGAACCGTTACTCGCAGGAAACCAAAGCCAACTTCATGGGCAAGATTAAGGCTATTGTAAAGCATCCAATGCTTGCCGGTGGAGCAACGATTGGAGCCTCGGCAGTAGGCAGTGCTTCAGGGATTCCGGTAATGGGCCTTGTCCTGCCCATCATCGTTGCTGGCAAAGTAGCGAATATGTTGGACGCCAGCAGTCTCAAGGGTTTGCTTGCCGACATCCAGAAAGAGACTGGGCCTACTTCCGGGCAGGTGAACGCCCCGCTTGAAGGGCCAATGAAAGGCGGTGCCGAACCACCAAGGAATGTTCCACGTGGAACACCGCCATCCGGTAACCGCCGCGCGGCGGTGCGTGACGAGGTAAACCGTGGCATTCTCGACCAGCTTCATGGAGAACTGAGAAAGGCCACGGCACCTGAAGACAAGGCTCGCATACAGCGCAACATCAACGACCTGAAAGAGCAAGGCGTCACCGCCGAGGCGGACATTGCCGGTATGCTCAAGGACCAGTTCAAGTTTACGGACAACGCCGCAAAGCAGCTTGTCAGTTCCATCCGGGGCAAGTATCAGGGGCTTGACGAAGGGCTTAAAATGGCAATGGCCGAAGCTATCAAGCGCACGAAAGGAGCTAAAAAGTGAGTTTTATCCACGGCGATTCTCCCGACGTTGGAAGGACATCCTTGCACGTCCTTTGGGTAGCTATGCGAGCTAGATGCAGGATGAAGCCAACCAACCCTAGATATGAGAGCTACAAGCATGTTCGGTGCTGCCCCGAATGGGAAGATTACGTAACATTTAAGAATTGGGCCTTGGCGCATGGGTATGCCAAGGGGTTGATTTTGGACCGCAAAGATAACGCGTTGGGATATAACCGCGAGAACTGTCGGTTCGTTACGATGTCCGTGAGTAACAAAAATAAACGGTGGACGGCGGCCTGTCAGCGTCACATCCATGAATTGAGAAAGGCGAAGTGGCGTCCAATTTTCTGCGTAGAAGCGAGGCGTCAGTTCCTCAATCTAAAAGAGGCGGCTGCTTGGTGCAATGGAGATTCCAGCCTTATACATAGAGCCGCAAGAACGGGATTTGCGCACAGGCAAATGCATTGGAGATTCACCGCATGAGGGTATATTTCGTTCTTCCAGCAGAGACAATATACGACGCCCAATCGAGAATCATGGGTCATCGCTCGACTCCGGCTCCGCGCGAGCAACTCAAGAAGCTCCGCGAGATAGCGCCGCGCCTCAAGGAATTGGGCGTCGAAAAAGTGATATGCTCGGACCTTGACGGGCAGAGCGGCTTCTTTCTGGCAAGGAATGTCGGCGTTCCGTGTGAGGAGTGGAAAAGCCTGCGGCGTTTTAACGTTGGCAAGCACCATGGCCAGCACGCCGAGAAAGAGCAGCGGGTGCTCAAGGAATATCACGAGCGCTGGAAGACAAACCCGAACATTCCTTATTTCGGCGGGGATAGCTGGACTAGTTTCAAGAATCGGTTGGCAGCCTCGAAAGACAAACTCAAAAGAAACGGCGCGGTCTATGCGGTGGTGGCCGAGCGTTTCGTGATTGAGCAAATGACGGGGCTTGCTGGAAAGCTGGAACGCGGACGTGTCTACCTTTGGGAAGACTCCGGCAGTATACCCAAGCCCCCTACGACGACGCACTAGGCGACCAGACGAAGCAGTTTCTCGACTGGGTAACCACGAGCATAAACACGCTCGTAGGGCAAAATCTCACGTTACAGCAGGGATTTGCCGCGCTGAATCAGCCGACCGTTAACCCTTCTACGGCGCAACTGGTTTCCGCTGGCAGCCGACCGCAATCCATCACCACCGCTTTTACGTTCGTACCTACTTCTACCGGCGTTACTTTCTACTGGGATGGCACGAATGGCTCTCAACCGCTTTCCATCTACCGCGATGATGGAACGGTCGTCTCTCCGGTTGTGGGCAACCAGACTGTCTCCGGCCTAAGCCCAAGCACGACGTATTACTTCTATCCGTACTACGACGAAACTCTTGGCGCGGTGCGCTGGGCAGTCGTGTCGGGGGTTTCTATCGGCACACCTGGATATGCTTTTATCACCAAAAACATTCTCGCCAATCAGCAGCAAATCATGCGGAATCATATCCCCTTGGCGAGCGGATTAGCCATTACCGGCGTGACTACTACGGCATCCGGCACAGGTTCTCAGGGTAGCGGTGGAAATGGCGGTGGCGGAGGAGCGTTTGGGACAGGAGGGCGGCTGGTATGAAGAAATGGCTTGTTCCGTTACTGTTTTTTCTGCCTTCGCTTGCCGTAGCGCAGAGCGTTAGATACCAAAGCATTGCGCTTGGCCCGAAGGGTACGCCACTCTCTTTTCAAAACGTTGCCGTATGTACTCAACCGGCCAATACAACGACTACGCCCTGCTCCCCTTTAGCTACACTGGCGACGAGCGCCAACACGACTAGCGGCGGAGCCAACCCCACCACGACAGACATTAATGGAAATTTCTTTTTCTATGCCGCTCCAGGAGTCTACACGATACAAATTTATGGTCCTCAGATAGCTACGCCCTACGTTCAGCCGGATATTTCAGTAGGGGTAGCTCAAGGAGTCGCAACCGTCACATCTCTCAACAAAGTCGTCTTTGCGGACCAACAAAGCGGCACTACTGCCGATGCAAAAGTCTCTTCTTGTATCGCGGCTTTACCTTCTGGCGGGACATGCGACGCGCGCGGCTTCGGAGCCGGTAATCAGACATGGGCCGCGCAAGTCACCGTGCCGAGCCTCGTCAGTTTGAAGTTCGACCCGGCAACCCATTTCCAGCCTTCCGGGGCTTCTGTGAACGCTCTAAAGTTCGAGCCAAACAGCAACATCGACGGCTTCACTTTCGACTGCGGGGCGGTGAGCTATTCGGGAATTGTGATTCAGCCGGATAGCAGTCAGCAATACGGACTCGGCCAGAGTACGACGCTCTCTAACATCACGATTGACAGCGCTTGTGCGGCAGTTACCACCGGAACGGCCGTTTCTCTTCCCTCGACATCCGTAGGCAGCAGCATCGCGTTCGTGAACTTCAACAATTTCACGGTTGTGGGCCTTGCAAATGGTGTGCTTATTAACCCCAGTGGCAGCGGGTTCGTCAGCAGTAACCGCTTTGTCGGCCTGCAATGCACCACAACCATAACCTGTATCCACATCACCGGCGGCGGCAGCAACGCTATCGGCAATCAGTTCATGGCCTTTTCCTCAGAGAAACTTCCCAGCGGTACGAATGCCGTCCTGATTGACGGCGCTGGTGGCTCCATCGTGGATAACGTGGTCATCGGCACCATGTTCGACTTCACGCACGGCGTAGCCATAACCAACACGACGGCGGCGCACAATCTCTTTATCGGCTATCAGGACGGCACGATTTCCGATGTTAACTCGCTAAATACATTCATCCCTTTAGGTTCGGCCAGCAGCCAGCCGGACGCTATTTTGCAAAGCGCCAAGGTGATAGGAGCAATTCAGGTAGGTTCCACAAGCCTGACAAATCTATGGGAATCAAGCGCCGTTCCCACGATTGCCGGAGCTGGGTGCGGAGGGTCGGCAGCCAGCATCCCCGTGAATAACGGCACGGCGGCATTCAAAATCAATGTGGGCACCGCTCCAGGTTCGGCTTGCACGGTCACCATGCCAACCGCGACAACTGGATGGAGCTGTTCCGCAACTGACATTACCACAAATTCTACTAGCGTGTTTCTGCAAAAGCAGACCGGGGCGGAATCAACCACTTCCGTAATTATCACCAATTTTAGCGATGTGGCTGCGGCAACGGCGTTTGTCGCTAATGACATTGTAAAGGTGGCTTGCAGTGCAGATTAAACTCTTGTTTCTCGCAGTAGTTTTATTGGCTTTGTGGCCGCAGAATCCCGGTACCACACATTCAAACGGGAGCGGCGCACCGGTAGGTTCGTGCATATCCGGCAGTTCCTACGTAGACAGCGCGACCGGAAACCACTGGGCTTGCACCGGCTTAGCTTGGAAGCTTATGGCGTCAGGGGTGGCACTGAGTGGAACGACCGGTTCAATCGGCGGAGGATTGCTGACCGCTGGCGGGACTGCTTCAGGAACGGTCACTGTCACGGGGGCTACCGTAGGCATGGTTTGCACCGCACAGCCTAGCGATGGCACCAACATCTACGCGTTAGGAGCAAATGTCGGTTGTACCGTAACGGCGACCAATACGGTTACGGTGAACGTGGTGGCCATAGTTGCTTTAACGCCTGTTGCAAAAACCTACGTAGTGAGGGTGATTCAATGAGACGACTATTTTTGTTTTTACTTTTGATTATGGCATGGCCGCATTCATCGCGCGCGCAAGGTGTCGTTATTGGAACATCCTGCCCAGCCGCAGGTCAGAACGCTATCTCGACGCAGGGCGTTCCTGTTGTTTGCACCGGCAGCCCGCTTGTCTGGACGAATCCCAATGGCTCCTCCTCCGGCTCCGGCAATGGGGTAGGGTCTGGAGCAGCGCCCATCATGGCTTACTATCTGTCGAACTCCTGCCCGATAGCGAACACCGGCTCCTGCTATTTCACCTATGCCGATACGCTCATGGACAACACCTGTTCATGGACTTCTTCGACAGCTCAAGCGGTATGCTCGGACGGTCCTTTCAAATCGACGGACTGTGTAGGCGGAACCGGCTGCACCGGAACAGGAACAAGCAAGTCCCTGGCAGGATGGTCTAGTTGCCAAGCCGACCAAGTGGGCCTTCTCAGCACCTTCACCAACGGCGCTATCAGCAACACCGCCAATGTAACCATCTCTTCATTTACAAGCTCTACGACGGTAGGACTATCCGCGACTCCGGCTAACGCGGTTGCTTCGGCGGGGTGTGTCTTCTTTGGGCACTTGGACGATACCGGAGCTGCTGCTTTCGATGCGGCTATCGCAGCCAGTACCCAATGCCCCAAGGGGATGCTAGCTGCCGCTTATTATCAGTACCAGAATCCCCATCACTACGCACAGCCAAACTCATGCTCCATCACTGAGCCGCTTGTCAACTTCGCCGGTCCCGGCTATGGCAATACAACCCTTCCCGCCGGTCTCGAACTTGAAGGACGTGGCACCGGGCCTACCGTCGTCTTTCTAAACCCTTCTTTCCCGAATGGCGATGCCTGCACTAGAAAAGCCACCAGTTCCCAAACGACTGGCGGATGCTTCGCCATTCCCCTGCTTGGCAAGTGGGTTGACTTGCGTCTAAGCGGCGGCGGCAATTTCATCGCTTCAAATATGTCGGGCAAGAACCTCATTACCATGGCCGTCGGCACGCTGATGAATTTCACCTGCACGAACTTCGGCGCAGGGCAGTCGAGCATGGCCGGAATCAACATGGGGCAGTTCTCGCAACTGTATCAGGTGAACAATTCCGGTTGTGGCGGCTTGGGTATTGTTTCAGAAACAGGCTCTCTCAATAACGTCCTTTTCCGCACGGTGGTGGAGAACTCCGGGACAAATGCGCTGCTTATCAATTCCGGCTCTCAGGTTTTCTGTTACTGGTGCGACTTCGCAGGACCAATCACTTCAACGGGCCTCGACATCATCAGCAACAACGGTGGCTCGCTTTCCGGTTTTGGAATGCAGGCGAAGATTGCCAACGCCACAAGCACTACGACTTCCGGCACAATTGTCTACCACGCTACGGCAACCGGAGCTAAGCTGTATGCCGACAACTCTTCTTTCATCGCCAATTACGGTTCAAATACAAACAATGGGGCGGTGTGGTGCGCCTTCACTCCATGTGTCGTATCGCTCGTCAATGGCAGTCAGTTGCTTGGCGGCTCAACCAGCTTTTCTTATGCCGATACGGCTGGCGGCACGCTCTACATCGACCCCAGCACGCTGTTCAATCTACCGTTCTCGAACGGGAATATCAGTGGAACGATTGCGGCTGATGGTCACTCTTTCGGAGCGGGCTGTACTGGGACGGCGACAGCCTCTTCGACGCTCGGGCTTTACAACCCATTTGCCAATCCCACGACAACGGCTTCGGCTTGCTCCTCTACGACGATTGGCACAGGCTTTCCTATGCAGCGAGCGGCCACTATCTACGGGCTGCAATGCAAGTCCACCGCGACAACGGTTTCCGTAGCCTGCAAAATCGTTGTGAACGGAACACCGAACGCGACAGAAACTTGCACCATGACGGCGACGACGACTTGCAACGACTTTACGCATTCCATTTTAGTCAACAAGAACGACTTAATCACACCGGAGATAGTTACCGGCGCGGCGGAAACTGGCGCGAATATCACGCTCAGCTTTTTCTGGCAGTAGGAGAGATGCATGAAGAAAGCATTCGCAGCACTCGCTGTCTTGATTACGCTGGTAGGCTATAGCGCCTGGAATTGCCGCGTGCGCATCCCTTTGTCCAACATTTATGTGTGGACGATGTTCAAGCCCAAACCTCGGCTGTGGGGCAATGCTGTGGAGTTCGACCATCACGGCTGGCAGGAGATTTGCCTGGCTGAAAACGGCAAAGCAAAGTGCGTCCCGCTTGTAAAGGCGTCGCCGCAATGAAAAAATGGCTTCGTGACCGCTGGCTATGGATGAAGTGGTTCTGCCTAACAATGGCACTGCTGATTGCTTTGCCGGTCGTCGCTCAAACGCCTATCACGGTTCAGAATCCGTCCTTTAGCGTTTCGCCCAGCGCGCCCAATGCAGGAGAAGGTGGGAATTGGGGCTACGCGCCAATCTCGGGCTGGACTGTTAGTGGCTCGATTGGCTTGTGGCAGCCTGACACCACAGGATGCGGCTTCTCCTCTGCTGCCGGTCAGACGCTTGCCTGGATAAATAGCGGGACACTCTCGCAGGACCTCACGGGGATCAGCGCGGTAGCCGGGCAAACTTACTCGCTGACGGTGCAGGTTGGCTTGCGAGGCTGTTTTGGCTCTGTCAACTACACCATCTCTCTCATGGCCGGTTCAAGCGTGCTCTGTACGATAAATGCTAACAACTCAGCGCTCAGTTCTGGGACGCTCGTTACACAGACGATTTCTTGCCCCGCTTCCTCGCCTGCACCTGTGGGAGACTTGAACATCGTCATCACCGTTCCGCCGAATCAATCCGGCCAGCTTGAGATAGGCACCGTGGGACTTTCTCTGAGCGGCCCTCCCGCACCTTATGTCTTTCAGTTGCAGGGCGGCCCATCGATTCAATTCCCGATGTCTGCGCCTCCTGCTTGTGGGGCCTCGGACGGTACTTGCTCGATTCAGATACAAGTGGTTGTGCCCGCCAGTTCCTGCTCGACGGACCCGACCGGCCAGACAATGACTTGTACAGGCACGAGCGGGCAGATAAACCTGCTCAAGAACATCACGCTCCCTGTCCCACAAACACAAACCATCCCCGTGGCGGTGACGCAATGATGCTGCTCTTCGCGTTGTGCCTCTTTCACTGCAAGCACGTCGAGAAGTTCTCCGGCCAGATTCAGCCGAACGGCAGCTACTACCACCATTTCACAAAGCCTTTTGCCTCGCCAAGCGTCACCTGTAAGCTCTCTGGCGGGACTTTGGTGTTTGCTTCGCGGCAGGTGGTGCATGTAAAAGGTGAGCCGGGGACGACCGTGAGCGGAACGTGTCAGTGAAGATGTGCAGCGCCTATTCCGAGCGGCAACTCGCGGAGTCCGTCGTTATGACACCTTGCCCAAGGAAAGCACGCAAGGGCAACAATCGATTCTGCCGCGAACACGAACGGGCTTACAGGGAGATTCTGACGGGAATCATTCTACTGGGGGTAAAAGATGACGCTACAGGCCACAGCACTACAAAATCTTATTATCGGCGGGCCTAACGGGAACGTAGGCTCGATTCGCTTTCCGGCCAAGACCAAGTATTCCCTACAGTCTCCGCTGGCGTCTTCATTGCTCTACTGGATTACCAATAAGCCCGGTTATAGCGCCGGTAGCGGCGGAATATTCGCCCATGAACTGCACAAGGACAACAACGGCCAGCCGGGAGACCTGATTTGCACGGCATGGATGGTTGTAGATCAGCCCACGGAGAACGGTATCGGCAAGTTCTCCCGCGCCTGCTTCGCGCCAGATGCCATGGTGACCGGGGACTACTACCACGAGGTTATCCGCAACATCGACGTAAGTCCGAAGACCAATTTCTCCTCGCTCGATTTCCTTACCAACCCTAAAATGGTCAACCAGACACCGGATATGCAGGTGCTCGTGCAGCAGGGCGGCGGGCTGTTCAAGCCTCTCGACGGCGGGATTGTGGTGGGGAGTCCGGTTTCCCTCGTCTACTTCGATGGCACCGTAGATGAGTATGATGGCTACGAGGTTGTGAACGGGGCGGTGCTGGCGGCTGGGCCGCAATACGGATTCGTGGGAGGAGCGGCGTGACATTTGTTCAATTCCTTAGCCAGCACCAAATTGTAGTCACCGCGATTCTGACTTGGGCGGCGAACTCGGGCTTTACCATCTTCGCTACGTCATTGCCAGCGCCCACGGCGCAATCATCCACAAGCTATCAATTCTGGTTCAAGCTGCTCAACAATCTGGCTGCTAATCTATCTCGTGCCAAAAACACCGCTGTCGAGAGCAGCCCTAACTTTCAGGATGCTGTGAATCTGCACCTCGCTCAACAAGGGCAAAACAAAGTGGTCGTGACGATCCCTGAGACAAAGCCTTGAGCGACTTCAACGGCAACGGCGGCGTGAACATGAAGTGGGCCCACCTGATTCTTTTACTGGGTGGGCAGCTTGTGTTTGCTGGCGCGGCCTACGGGATACTGAAATTTGAGGTAGAGGACCATGCGCGGCGGCTGAACGAAATCGAGCGCAAACAGGACGCCAATTTCATCCCCCGTTCGGAGTATGACCGCAGGCATGACGACTTAATTAGGCAGATGCAGGAGTTGCGGGAGGAAGTCAGAGAACTGGAGCGGCACAGGTGAGTCCCTGGTTCACAGTCATTTTCGCCATGCTGGGCGTGCTGGGCAGTGCGACCATCAACCTGCTCATCGTGGGCTATTACATTGGGAAGTATCAGGGCGATTTGCGTGAGTGCCAGAAAGCCCTTGGAGAGATGAAAGAAGAGAACCGGGAGCGCGAGAAGGAATTGCGCGAGGACCAGCGCGATGATAGAGAGATGCTGTCCAAGATTCGTGAGCGGTTGAAAGGCATAGAATCAAAAATCAACGGTACGGCGTGGAAAAGGGAGGCATAAAATGGGCATCGGCCCGAGTCCGGGAACTACTTACAAGACACGTTGCACTGCAAAATCGAGCCACACGGCGAGCTTCAACGGTGATATAAGCATCGCTATCTCTGGCACGAAAGAGCAGATTGAGTACTATGAGTTTGGCCGCACTTACATCTGGAACGTTATGCCTGCTGACGGCGACAAGCCTGATGGCGGGGATACTCAAGCATCCACCAGCTAATCTGGGCTGGTATCTCTGGGCGGAGCTTGTTTCTATCCCGTTCTTCCTGTGCTCGGCGTGGGCTTTCGGGGTCTACAGCGTGGCTTACGCGGTTGTCTATTGCCTGCTGACGGCGCTCATCTTCCTGACCATTGCCCGGCTGGCGTGGGATTGCCTTGAGTCACGAAGGTATCGTTTCAGGGCTTTAGGCGTGGCGCTGACTTTTTCCATCGTCCTGACCAGAATCGCGTTTATAGGCATTTCCAAGCCCTTCTCCGGCTACTTGGTGATTTCACTGGTCGAGGGGCTTATTCTCGCGTGGGCGGGCATCCTAGCCGTGTTTACCGCCCCTTATACGCGACGGCCCGACCTGACTTTCCCACTAGGAGCTTTGTGGCTGGGGCAGGCGTGCTACCGGCTGGGATGGGCCTTGAACTTCAGCGTCTGGCAGGAGATTAATTGGGTGATACCGCCGATGCTCGGACTCGCGTGTTATTCATTTCTAGCGTGGCGGCTGGGCCAAAGAGCCGCTGTCGAGCATCTAAGCTAGAAAATTGGCGCGCCCGGTGGTACTTAAACCCGCACAGCGCTAGCAGCCGGGCGCATGGCGCCCCGTTCTCAATTAAGAGACTGATTGCTCAGCCGGGGCATTGGCGCGCCAAGAGGGAGTCGAACCCTCAACCTGCCCAGTTAGAGTGGGCCGCTCTGCCAGTTGAGCTACAGGCGCGTAAACTCGGTAATGCTTCAGTACTTCTCTCTGCTCGCCGCGAATCGGAGCCGTCGCAATCGCTGTAAATCCCAAGTCAAAATCAGGCTCCGTCCATTCGTAATGAGGGATGCCGTTGTCCCTCAGTTTCTTGGCGGTCTTGAGCAGTGAGCGCACGTTGGGCAAGCCAATCAGGACGATGTTCGGGCAGCCCGTCTCATGCCGAATCGAGACAAGCTGGTAGATGGCGTGATTGGATTGGACGATTTGTTGCGCGAAAGTAATATCGGTGCGGACGAAAACGTAAACGTAGGAATCAGGAATCTATGACATGTGCGCATTCTAGAAAATCCCTCAAACACTGTCAAGCAAAATCCGCTAACCTTCCTCGACCGCTTGCTGCACGTTGTCGCCGTTATTGCTTGGCGGGTAGGTCTTGCCATGGCGCAACTGGAAGTGGAAGTGCTCGTTGTCCGTGCCCGCGTTCTCCAGCCAGCCGAAAAAGTAGTCCGTCACATAGCCGCCAGAGTTGACTATCGGCGTTCCAAAGTGAGCTAAAACCTTGTCCACGAAAACGGATTTAGTTACCTCGTCCATGTCATGCGAGCGCACGTCGTAGGCGCATCCGGCGTGGTGCGGGTCGAGGTTCCCGCTGTGCATCCCGTCCGTGCCCGAGGTGATTACTAGGTCGCGTCCCATCTCCTGTCCCGTCTCCCACAGAGCCGCCAGCAAAGCAAATCCTGAAGGAGCGATGATTGAGAATTGCACACCCGGCGCTACCGTTATGACGTTCATATACTCGCTTTCTTTTCAATCCGCCTGACGTACCAGCGTAGAGCGTCGTTCACCATGCACAAGCCCGCGTGGACGCCCAGCAGCACTATGAGAATTGTAGCGCCCCATTTACAAACGGAGTCGTTCTCAGAGTGAAGCAGAAGGCAAAGCACGAGCGTGAATGTCCACCAAGGCACGTTTTTGTCATATCGGCTGTCCATTGTGGGTTCCTTTCGGAGGCGTGGGAACCGGGTAGCGCCAAGCTACAGGCGGCTCCCATGCCCGATTCGCGTTGCGTTTTTAGCTCAGACTTACACGCGCTTCCTTCTCTGCTGGCATCCGAACACCAGCAAGGCCGCTATGAAAGCTGGTTGATATTGCCGCCGGTGGCCGGTGTCGTCAGCAAGGGCACTGTGGCCGTCGCTGTGACTGCCGTGCCGTCCGAGGCTGTTCCTGCCACCGTCAAGGTGTAGCTCGTGAGCGTGTCCGCCACCGCATCCACCGCCGTCACCGTGTTCCCCGTGGGGTCCGATGCCAGAGGAGTCAGCGTCAGGCCGGGGTCACTCGAACTCCAGTTGACCGCCGCGCCCGGTGTCATGCCGCCGTTCCACACCACCTGAAATACGCTCGTTCCGCCAATCTTCGTGCCGGTAATCGCCATCTGTTTTTCTCCTTGAAAGATTTTGCCGCCCGTTGCTGGCCTGCGAAGAAGAGAATGCGCCAAGGACACCAGTTCTTCAAGAGCATTTGCGATGCGTCCCAGGTCGAAATCGGCTAGTTTGTCCCATTCGCTCATGCTTTCCGCCTGTGCGTTACGCCGATGTAGAACAGCAAAATAGGCACACTGAACGGAGCCAGCAACTGCAAAAAGCCGTACAGGTACACAGCCAATGTCCCTGCCAGCCCCAGCCAGTCCTTGAGCGCGTGAAGCATTAGCTCTTAGGCGGATTCAGCGCGGCCATCATCGCCGTGTAAGCGGTATCGTTGCCCTGCGTCACAGTCTGAACCTGTGCAGCCAAGGCATCGTCAGTCAATCCGCTCTGCGAGCGCAAATTACCAATCCAGCCGAGCAGCGAATTTAGAAGCGTGAGTGCGAGGGTAATGTCTCCGGTTACGGGTCCTGCTGGTGTTGTTGCCATCACTTTCCGCCTAGTCCCGTCAACAGGGCGCTGATTCCGGTGCTTACGCCTGTGACGATTGCTTGAATGTCGGCCTGCGCGTTAGGGTTGCTGACGTGAATGAGCGCTAGTTCCGTGGGGTTGGTGAGCGTGGCCTGAAAGGTCTGAGCGCACGCGGTATAGGCTCCGGCAGCGTTCCCGGCTGTATGGGCCGACTGAGCGCAAGAGGCAAAAGCCCCATTCCCGTCATTGGCAAATTTCAGCCAACCAAGAACGTTTGTCTCTTCCTGTACCGTGATGGTCCCATTTACCCGCAGAGCATCTACAGACTTCATGCCCGCCGCGATGCCGTTACCGATGTTGAGCGCGGCCTTCTCGCAAGCCCCGTAGTTGTCGGCGCACCCACCGAGCAGGAACGTCAGCACCGCAAAAATGGCCCATTTTCCTTTCTTCATCAAGTCACCTCACGTTGGATTTTACTCGTACTTTGGCCCTTGTCACGTTAATTCTTGAATATACCGCTCAGCCACCACCAGACAAACCCGCCTGCCAGCGCCAGCCCTGCCAGAAAGTATATGGCTCTGCGCCGCATCGCCCTCTCCTATCGCTCCTCGGCCCCGCTACTGAACTTTCAGGTTCAACGTCCAATCTATTGCGCTCTTGGCCTCGGCAATCCATTTTTCCGCGTCTGCTCGCGTAGGACCGCCGTGGGATACGTGCGCGAAGGCCGACTCGACTAGGGCCAATCCGCTTTCCAATGCCTTGCGCTGGGTCTCAAACCTCACCCGTAGTTCCAGCACATCTTGGAAGGCCGGACTCCATCCCCAATCGCCCTTCTTTGGCGGGTCCTTGGCCCATCCGGTCGCAGCCGTCATGCATCCAGCCAACT